ACTTCCATATATGGGTATGTGTCTATTGTTTTTATAATCTTATTAGCCCATGCTGTAACATCGACTCCACCATGTCCCTGGGTGTTGACTTTACCTGCCTTAACCAAACACAACTTGGGCCAGTTTTGTAATCCCCTTAACTGCTTGATTGCTTCCTCGAGCGTGGTTTTCTGCACATGATAATGCAACATTTCTAATCCTTGTATACAACTGCTAGGCAAACTGGTCATTAATGTACTAATGTTGATAATTTGTTTGTTGCTAACACCTTCCCAAACTTGGTGCACAGCAAACAATAATTCTGTTTGTGCAAATCCAACTTGGGCATTATTAATGAAAACATCGCATGGTTTTATCTTCTCTACGCACTTGTTTATATTTCTTATGTTAAATCCGTTGCGTCGACTAAGTCCAACAACTTCGTGTCCTTGTTCTTTGTAAATTTTTGCAAATGCTTGGCCAATGCCAGCACTGTGTCCTGTTATTGCTATTCTAGCCATTCAGTTGGCTCCTTGTGAAATGTAAAACTTGCTACAATCCTTGGTATCTTTGCATTGTCGGAGTACTGTTCAACACTATGAGCAATACTGCTGTTAAACACGATAGGATAGGGCATGTCACGATACTCTGCCAATAACTCTCCCGTTGCTCCAGATAAATCATATACTTCACTGCCAAACTGATTTTTTACTTTTGGGTAGTTTTCTAGATTATCTACCGTAAACCATTTGTTTGTCCAGCCTTTGGTATTAAGCACAGGAAAGTTCATTTTTGCCACAACAGGCTTTTCGTCTACGTGCATAGGTAAATCATTAGTATCTGTTATATATGTTATAGCACTGTCTTTAACTAATAACTTGTGTTGTTTAAAAAAGTCAAGCAGTGCAGGGCAACTAGACATTAGATTTCTTGTATTTAAAAACTTCCAAGGGCTATCTTCATACAGACTAATGCTGTCGTCTGCAGATATATAGTCGATTATTTCGTTTGCAATGTCTGTAACGTCTTCTTTGATTTCAACGAAAGGCTTCATCGATCCCTCTAACTTTATCTTGTTCTTGTAAGAATGCTTCTAATTCAAAGTCATTGTTTCTTTGGGTCGCTACTAAATCAAACTGTCCAGTACATGCGCTGGTAAACTTGTTTCTATACTTAACACTTAGCACATCTGGCTTTTCCAAAAATGCATAACTGTGATCCAACTTGTTCTGCTTTACAAACTTGATAATGTTCTTAAAGTCTCTAATGTTTAGTGCGCTAACTGTTGTCCAAGTGTTGAGTTTTATATTCATGTCCTTGTATATCATTAGGTTACTATAAAACTTATCCCATTTGATAGGCCAGCGCACATAATCATGCACATCGCCTATGCCATCTAAACTTGCTGTTACAGTTATATCTACGCCACTTGCCGCAATGTCTTCAAGTTCTTCAATTACCAAACTGCAATTGGTATTAAGGCGTAATGACTTTAGGTTGGGTGGTAAGTTTTGCAGTATCCGTTTGTAATTCTTACTTGCACTTGGTTCGCCACCGTTAATATCCAGGTGTACAACACGCTCAAGTGGTAAGTTCCAGTATGCGTTGCTGTTGTCTACCACAGGATATATCTTGTTGGTTAAACTGCCAATCTTTGTGCTGTAGGACGCATCACAACTAAAGCATGCACTGTTGCATACGTTGTCCAGTATGCCGCCTACTGTGAGATAATCATGTTTGGTTTGTTGTTTGTCAAATTCTATAGCATTTTGCCTAACGCTTTTGCCGTTGACACTTTCAGTATCACGACATCGTATGCATTCTGCAGGCCAGTCCTCATTCATGTGAATACGATACATCCAGTCACTGTGTTCCATTTCTTCAAGACTGGCAAACTTTGGTGGATCCACCATGTGCCCACAACGGCTTACAGTACCGCCTGGGTTGAATCTAACAAAATGTTCTAATCGAGGACACTGCATAAATCTTTTGATCTCTGTATAACTTCTTTGTATACTTGTGGATAACGATGCTTTACTGTTTGCACTATCTGTTTAAACGTAACCATACGTCCTAGTAGTTCACCTACTAGAACTTGATCCAACTGTAGATAAAATTCAACTTTATCGCTTACACTTACTAATTTATTCTTATTGCTTACATTGTGATGTAATTTGGTAATAGTGTTTAGTTGGTCCAATGGACGTAATATAAGTTTAGCATTAGTAAAACGCTGTAAATTAAGTAGCCAGTATAACTGTGGCGCATAGTGATTGTTGAGGAACAGATAGTTTTCAACAAAATATAAAACTGTATAGTCATCTAATTGGGTGTCTTCAACAAACTTGGTTACGCCACTTACGTAACGTTCAACAGGATCACGAACAAATACTTCAATTATGTCCAATTGTTTTATTTCTTCTAGTTCTAGTTTTCTAAATCCAGAGTTGTGTAAACTAGTCGATCCGTTTTTGTGTATAGGATACACAAATCTTCGCGGAGCAACTTCTAATACCTCGCAGGAGTCCGGAAATAATATTGTATCAATCTGACTTAACATCGTTTAACACGTTGATTTGTATTTTGTACTTCAACAACTCATTCAATTCATCACGTGACTCTGCTTTAGGTGCGCAGTACCCACAAACACAAATATCCTTTACACACGTAATTACTGGCATGGTTTTTGTTTCTAGTTGTGTTCTAAGTGTGTCTAACATTACTTGGTAATTGTTTATATTACCCAATGGCTCAACACGGTTAGTGGTTACACTTGTTAGACAATCCTTTGTGCTAGAATAAACTTTACCGTTGTATTGCCTAAGAAATAAAAAGTACCAATTAACGCTACAGTTCCAACCTTTGAATCCTTGCTTGTTGATATACAGTAAGTTTTCTTTATAATTCCCGTTCACACACATTTTACGTCCGCCACAGCAAGCTCTACCTTTTGCTATGCTTAATACTTTTTCATCGGATCCGTCAACTTCGTTACCTGTGAAGTTTGCTTGTATTTTTTGAAACTGTTTGCCAGTATAGGCCCATTGTTCTTCTGTGTTGTCTAGTCGTTTAAGGAAGAATGGTAGACTATTATCCTTGCAATACTGTACCATTCGTTCTACATCATCAAACATTTCTTTATCGTTGTGCATCAGCATTACACACTTGAAACGTTTGTTTATCTTTTTCAGTTGCAATATGTTTTTCTTATACTGTTCTTTTTGCTTGGGTATGTTCTCAGGATGATAACTTACAATAAACTCGTCAATATATGGAATAATTTTACTCCACATTCTGGTACCAACAATACCATTGGTAGTGCATGTAATTGTAAGTTCCCAACGATCCTTATACTGTTGATATTTCTGCTTTACTAATTCTAGAATTTTAAGTATGTCCGGGTGTACTAGGCTTTCACCACCGTATACATTCAGCACAACTTTTCTATTGCTTTCTTTCCGATACTGCATGTACAAGTCTACATATTCATACATGAAGTCAATGGACTTTACACACTCCGCCAGTGGTGGATGCTGTGTACTATTATCATGACCACCAAATTCACCTATAGCACAATAGGAACAATCTAAATTGCATTTCTTAGTTAATTCCCAATCTAGTAGAAAAGCAGGAGGTGCTGAGGGGTCAAGGCCGAATGTAATAGATTTAATTGGATTCATATGTTATAAAAAGTAATATGTTGGGGCAAAAGGTAACCCCAACATATTTAACACAAGTACTATTAAAAATAGTAATTTACTTACTGCGATTTCTAATCATTGCTAGTATGTCTTCAGCACGTTTGCTGGAGTCACTAGCAGGTGCTTCTGCTGTTACAGGTTCGGCAGCAGTAGCGGGTGCGGCCTCAACAACTGGAGCGGGTGTAGCAGTCTCCGCACTAGGCGTAGGTTGTGCTACAGAAGGTGATGAGTCTGCGCTCTGTGTTGCTGGTGCCGTGTTTGTTACCATCATGCCTGCTGGTCTATAATACTGACCCCAACGCTCTGCATCATATGCTTCGCCGTCGACGCTGGCTTCAAACATTTCTTTGATTACTTTAAGCTCAACTTCTCCAGGTTGTTTTGGTAAGAAGTCTGACAGATTGTACAAACCATGTGTGTCAATAGCCGCTTGTTCGTCTGCTGTTAGTGCAGATTCACGTCTACTCCACTTGCTGGTGCTATAGTCTGCATAGCCACCTTTGCTGGTTTTTGTAACTGTAAAATCTAGTCCTGCTGTGTAGTCTGTTGGAAGGTTTTCCAACTCTGGATCCATAAGTGCCGCTTTGATCAAATTAAAGATCTGTGGGCTAATAACAAACCTACGAATAGGATTGTCTGGAGCCTTGTCATCAGCAAGAGCATTTTCTCGCACAAAACCTTGGAACAAGTAACTTTTCTTCTTCCAGTACTTACGACCCATGTCTTCCAAACTTGCATCTTTGAACCATCCACGCACTTCTGCTAGAATGGGGCATGCTTCTTTGTACATTTCTACACAGGGTACTTGTACAATCACAGGCTTGCTGTCTGCTTGACCTTTAACTCCAGCAAATGGAAGTCTGATCATCAAACGTTCTGCCCAAAAGAAGTCGTTGCTTGCGTTGCCGTCTGGTAGGAATCTAATTCTAGTGCTGGAACCTTCTGATATGTTCCAATGCGGATAAATGGCGTTGTCGCCTGGGGATCTTCCTCCGCCTGCACTGCGTGTGTCTTGCGCTTGTAGTTTTGCTCTAATTTCAGCCAATGATGTTGCCATAATATGTTTCTCCTTAATAAAATTGCCTTAATAAATGTGCCTAGATATAACATTGCACTGTGCAACATTATAACAGTATTATTTATCTTGTCAAAGAGAAATTTATTATTTTTTGTCCAAACCGCTTAACCAACGAATCATTTCCAAATCATCTGCTGACTCTTTGGCTATAATGTCTCGAACTCGTTTAAGATTGTTTTCATCCTTGTTTATTGCATCAAGTTCTTTTGCTAACTTTTCAGTTTT